GTTTCAGTTTCTCCACCTTCGTAAGAAGTTGAAGTTTCTTCACTTGATTCACCGTCTTCATCGCTAACAGTTTCTTCTTCGTAATCACTTTCTAAAAGTGACTCTTTTATCATCCCGTTAATTTCTTCTACCGCTACAGTACGAAGTATTTCTTTGGTATTGTTTTTTAAAGCCTCTTGAATTTTTTTAATATCCAATAATGCTTCTTCTACAACTGATTTTTTTTCTGCCATTTTATTTTCTTTAATTTTAGTGATAAATGATTAAGTATTACCCACTTACATAATAAATATGTGTTATTTTATGAAAAATCAATTTTTATAAAAAATATTATAAAATATCTAATAAGAATTTATCTAAACCCTCATTAAGATTTGATTTATTTACCTTAGTATAGCTTTCTACATATGGTCTAGCTTCGTTTCTGTTTCTAAACATCCATGAACCAGGAGTACTTGGTGCCGTAACAATATCCCAACAAATTAATTCAAAATCATCTTGAACTATAAACGTTCCATTGTGTTCCTCTAATGAACCAACACCTCTTGACGATACACCAATCATGTATTTATGTCTTAGATACTCAGCAACTAAATCACCTTTAGTTGAAACAATACCCATATTGACATATCCTTTAGTCATAGGAATTTCCATCTTACCCATAAGAGTATGACCTTCCCACCATGTTTCAATAATATTGTGTGATATTCTATCTCCAGATATTATAGATGACTCTGGGTGGTCTAATTCACCTAAAGCCCTTCTATTACGGATAGCGTCTTGATATATTTCGTTTTGTGTTTTTAATATTTTTTCAGGATATATTCTACCATTTCTATTTTTAACACCAAATTTTTGTAATACAACATAAACAATTAAACTGTCTGCATCACCATGGTCCTTAGTATTTTCAAACTCACGTAATAAGTTTACGTTTCTAGGTTCCATTGGTGATATATATCCAGCATCTTGCTCAATTAAATAACCAAAACCACTTTCTCCAGCTTTTAATATTCTTATGTCCATAATATTTTATTATAATAAATATGTACAGGAATAAAAAAAGCCTCAAAAATGAGGCTTTTAGTTATTTCTTTCTTTTATTGAATTTAAAGTATTTGTTTTTCTCAAAACACTTATCAATTACGCATTCGGTTAAATCATCAAGAAATGGCTTTATATCTTCGGAATTTATAGGTATTTCATTTTTTGTATAAAGCGTTATCTCACAATTAGTGAAACTTTTTTTAGACGACCTTATACCAGATTCCCTAATATCAAAATCAACAATCGTTCTATTATTTAAGAACGGGGTAATATCTTTATCCAACTTATGAAATATTGTTTGGCGAATGCTTTTATCAATATCTCTAATAACCCTATGATAATTAATCTCATCATCATAATCTGGTTCGGCCCATGTTGATATGTTAATATAAACCGCCTTGTTGTTTTTGTTGTTTACGCTTCCGTAAGTTACATTGTAATTTCTAAATTCATTGTTCTTTAATTCTTTCCCTTTTTTCATACCTGGTATTTTTTGGTATAATATAACGAAAAAAATTGATTTGGTCAAATATTATTTAAATAATTTAAATCCTAACGCAACGATAATACCCATCACAATTTGGATAAATGTAAATATAGCAACTGCCGCAGTCCATTTACCTTTCTGTTCGTATATTTCATCCTTAGCTTGCTTCATTTGCGCTGGGGACCAAACATCATTAACCTTCTCAATCCAAATTTTATGGTCTGAAACATTTTTTTCGGTATTCTTAAATTCAGAAAGTACAACATTCATTTCTTTAAAATGAGAATGAATATCTTCTCTCATTTTTTCATAACTTTCGTTAAGTCTCTCAAGTTCGCTAAGAACTAATTTGCTGTAATCATTCCAAGTTTCTTCTGCTGGCATTTTCTTTAATTGTTTTTGTTTAATATTATTCTTTCATAGTCGATTACACTCCTCACCTCATCTAAATTCTGAATCTTAGTTATCAATCTTTTAATTTTCTCAAGAGTACTTTTGTGTTTCACAATTGACTCATTTCCGTATTTTACCAATTCATCCGACAATACCCTTAATTTTTCGATGTTCTCATTTGGTGTTTTGTTTGTAACCATAAATTTGTTTTGAAATTTTTAACTGTTAATCAAATTGTTCTTCAACTCAATTAACTTATATACTTTAGTCGTAAAGTTATCCTCATTCAATTCAACTGTTTGCGTTAATTTTTCTTTAGCTTGTAATAACTTACCCTTAGTATCTTCAGTTGATTCTTTTAACATAGAATCAATTAACGCAATACACTCACTGGCGATAGTTGAATAAAAATCTTTCTTTTCATCAAGACTAGAATTTATCAACATACTTAGTATTTTTCTATCAGCCTCATCTAATGAACCATATTTTTCATTAAATTTACCCAACATTAAATTTGTAATTACGCTATTTGGTAAATCAAAACTTTCGTTTACAACTTTCTTTTTGTTATTATTGATAATATGCTTAGTAACCTTTTTAATATTTTCAGTTATGTTTGCAACATTTTCAGGAACTCTTTTGAAAAAAACTAAATTAGATATTGATTCGTGTAAATCACTTAATTCATATTTCGTATCTGTTGGCTTATCGCCAAGTAAATCTAATAACTTTTTATTCTCTTTAATAATGTCAGACTTTTTAAATTTTTCTAACAATTTTAGATTTTCGGAGATAAATAGATGACTAGATATTACATCATCGTCAACCCATGTTTCAATATTATTATAGACTAAGAATTGAGTCCTTAATATTTCACTTTCTTTTATTGTTTTTAAATACTTTTTAAATAATGACCTAGATTTGGCATCCTTTTTAGAAATACCTTCTGCTAATACATTATTAAAAATATTCATTATTTTACCAAAATTCTCCATTCTTTTTATTTAATTATAAATATCATTATTCCCCACGAAAAGCAATCTTATTTTAACATGTCATCAATGTCTTTAATCATCGAATTAACTGTTTCATTGATTTTAACGTTCTTATCAATGATTTTAACGCTATCAACTGATTTTTCAGCGTGGTCGACTGAATCAATTAATTTTGTAAAGAATCTATTGTTATACTTTTTAGACCTACTAGCTAATTTTTCATTTAAAATTCGCTTTTGTTCAGTTAAAAGAGCATTAATTTTATTTACTTCTTCATCAGTAGTTGCTTTAGGTTCCGCACCAGCATCAGATGGTTCCGCACCAGCGTCTGTAGGTTCACCCCCTGCTTCACCACCTTCAGGTGCACCATCAACCTCAGTCTCACCTTCTTCACCTTCGTCACCAAAATCTAAATCATCTGGTGATACACCACCGCCGCCGAAGCCACCGCCTCCGCCACCGATAGCACCACCGCCACCTTCACCACCTTCTTCTGGTGGAGCACCACCACCTTTAAGGGCCAATTTCATATCACCATAAATTCTATCAACAATATCAAACATACCAGTATGCTTAATAACATTAGCTGAATTAGCCAATTCTGCCGCAGCAGCTTTTTCCATTCTTTGTTCTAACAAGTCTTGTTTAATATCATTATCTGACCAACCAAATATTTCTCTTCTAGCTCTAGTCATTGACATAGCACCAAAACCATTACCAGCATCAGATACAGCATCTTTATATAGTGTCATTTTTAATTGTAGATGCTCAATTTTAAGCATTTCAGCTTGAGTTGAAGGATTATTCAATGTAAGCGTAAAATTGTCTAAATCCTCCTCAAAACCTAATAGGTATAAATGGATAATAACAATCTTATTAAGCTCTTGTAACATCGCTTGTTGAATCCTATTAACAGTTCTTGAAAAACGAATATCTTGTAACGCTAAATTCTTACCCTCACCAGTAGTATCATCAAAACCTAAGAATGGCTTTGGAACCCTTAAGGCTGTAAATAACTTTTTTTGTAGATATTCAATATCGGCAATTTGGTCAAGATTAGCTGCACCTGGTAACGTATCAATCGGATTTGGTGCGTCCTCACTTCTCACAGGTATAAAGTAATCTTGGTCATTACTCAATTGATTATATCTTAAATCCACCTGACCAGTTTGAGGGTCAACCATCGGTGTTCTTTTAAATCTATTAGCTATTTCATTTACATATGCCGCAACGTCTTTATCATCAATGTTACCAACATATATTTTATAAATTCTTCTTTCTGGGGCCCTAGTAACACGGTAAACTAACATGGCATCCTCAGACAATAATAATTGTTTCCAAATTCTTCTAGCCTTTTCAAGCATTGATGTACCATAAGGTAATCTTCTATCATCACCTAATAATCTAAAGTGAGCAATTTGCCAAGAATTAAATTCAACATCACGGCCTCTCCAGTAAAATTTAGTTTTATCAGTTGTGTAATCTTCACTAGAGGATTGAGAAATCATATCAAATAACCCACCATCTCGTCTTTCCATTTCATAGTTTGGCATCTGTTTAGCACCTATAACACCTTGTTTTTCATCAATGTTTAGATAAACAAAGTTATCCCCGTATTTACAAGTGTTTCTGGTCCACATAGGTAAAGAAGTATGTATATCTAATCTATTAAACATTAAATCTTCAATTATACCCTTAACCCTTTTACTATCAGAATAAACGTTAATCATCCTACCATCATTGTTTAATGTTGTAGATTCTTCCATCATAATATCTAATGCCGCAGCTATTTCTGGGTAAAATTCCATAGCCTCAAAATCTGAATAAGAACCAATACGTGTTGTTTCATAGTTTACCGCTTGTTGAAATAAACCATGTTCAACCTTCTTCCACATTTGCCCCAAGTACTTATTTTGTTGTGCTTGTAACTTAGCAGTTTCATATTCTTTCTTATCAGTAGTTTTTAATAAAACATCTTGACCGATGTTATATCTTTGTGTTTGTTTCGCAGGTTGTTGCGGTTTGTTTTTTATTCCGTTAGGTCCTAATATCTGACCAATCGCTTGGAAAACAGTTAAATTTTTATTTGCCATTTTTTTTATTTTATTATAGGCTTTTTATTACTAAAATAAAGGGTTACTGCACATATCCACATTCAACATATGCAACCTTTTCAAATTCATCTAATTTAGTATTAAAAATTATGTCGTAACAATAGGTGGTTATATAATCGCCACCTTGTGACCCAGCTGTGGCTTTACAAAATTCAATAGCCACAATAGGTTCAATTTTAGTATTATTTTTTTTCGTTGGCTCTTCGGGTGTCCAAGTATATAAAATAGGGGTAAAGCCCTTCTCTACAAATTTTCCAATTTTTCTTTCTTTCATGTTAAATTATTTTGTTCCACTAAATAACCATAAATATTGTCCAGTTGGGTCTTGCATATTTCTAGCAACAATGGGACTAAATTTAGGCTTAGGTAATTCTTTTTTTTGTCTTAAATCCCTTGGAACAAAACCTGTTCCACGTGAAACATTTGGTTGTTGTATTTCCGCACCAACAGTTAACCAACTATCAAGCATAGCCTTAGCTTGTTTTTCAACCTTTTCTAAATTCTTAAAGGAATGTTCAACAACCCAAAGACACATAGCCAATGACATTACTAAATCATCATGATAACCATCCATGTGGTCTGGTCTACCGTTTTTATAGATGAAGGTTTTAATTTCATTAATTAATCTTGTTGACCTAATTTTAACAACGTTATTTCTTACTTTTTCTTCGAAATTCTGAATCATTGGAAGACGAACGGTACCGATTTGAAACCCTGGGGTTTTTTCATCCTTCTTAAAACCATCTAATTGCCTTTGTTTTTCCTTACTTGATAATATTTTACCGTATGGAACCTCATAATGTAATCTCTTATAACCAAACTCTAATAGTTTCAATATTGTTGTTACACCCATACCGCCAGTAATATCCACAACAGTATATGCTTTATATAATTCACCATATTCGTAAACTAATTGTGCTAATAAATCTGGTTGAATCTTACTTTGGTACTCCATTACTTGTTCCATAGTAGTAAAATCCAACATTACAATAGTTGAAGAGTCTTCACCATCACCTCTAGCTACGTCAACACCCATGATGTATTGATGACCCTCTTTTGGTTGTTCCCATATCCAAACTTCATTATCAGCACCAGTGATAAATTTTGGTTCCATAACGTTTAATAACTCTTGAGCTTGAATATCTTCTTCATTAACAACGTTACCACCAGAACCAATAAATGATACATCAAGTTCTTGTGCAATCATTCTTGAATCATTATTCATACCACGGCACATATCTTCATACCATGAGGATGTTGGTTTATAACCTTGTTGTATCTTTTCTTTATATGAATCAAATGTAAATTCATATTCGTAAAGTACTTCTTCATCTTTTAACCATCTAAGGTCCTTATTATACCTTAAATCCTCGTACCATTTCATTTCAATTATATTGAAATTATTCTTCTTAGCTTTTGACTGAGAATATGTTTCATAATATAATTTGTCCATACCATTTGGTGTTGAGATAAGCGTAGCCTTACCACCCGTACCCAACGCAGTCAATGCCGCACCAAATACTTCAGCACCATTATCAATGTATGCAGCTTCATCCATTATTAAATAAGTTGGAGTAAAACCACGAAGAGCATCCTTAGATGTAGCAACCGCTTTAACACGACTATTATTAGGGAGTTTTAATTCACCTTTAGCATTGGTTAAAAAGATTTCTTTACTTTCGTTCTTAGCGTTGCCATAATAATCTGGCCCCCATACCCATCTTGGAATTTGACTTAAAAAGTCTTTAATTTTAGCTAAAAATTCAAATGCTAATTCTTGTTTATTAGCAATAATCAATATCGCCTCTGGGTTATTTTCATCGGCAAATGCAACTTTAACAGATAAATAAGCAGCTGTTGTGGTAGAAACCCCAGCTTGTCTTGGTTTAGTTACTAAATTAAATCTGTGTTTTTCGTAACAATTAATAATTTCCTTTTGTCTAGGAAAAAGCTTAAATGGCACGAACCCCTCTTGTGTCTTATCAAAAGTTTCCAGATATGTTTGTATCGCATAAATGGGGTTTGAAAGACATTTTCCGTATTCTAATAATATTTCTTGCTTAGTTAACATACTAAATAAATATGCTGAAAAGCAATAAAACAAAAAAGGCACTCAATTGAGTGCCATTTTTTATAGGAAAAAGTCTATTTTAAAATCATCATCTTCAGTACCACTTGAATCTGTCTCATCAAGTGCGTTGTTAAATTCTTCTTCTTGAAATTCACGTCTGACCTTATTAACAACATCGGTAATTATCTTCTTACCTTGTTTAGTACCAGCTAGTATCTCTTTCATTTGTCGGTGAAACTCCTTTGCTGGAAGCTTTACCAATTCAGAATAAATATGGTGTTTTAAATCAAAATCATCTGGTTCAATCATCTCAGCAAATTTACCCCAAATAGCTGGACCAATTCTCATATCCCAAGGTTCAGCTGCTAAGAAATCAGCCTTATTAATAACAAACTTACCTAACTTTTTATCTTTAGGTAAACCATGTGCTGATAATAATTCCATAACCCCTTTAACTATTTCATGAACTAATACTGGAAAAACTAGTGCTTGCGCAAATATTATCGCTTTAGGATTTTCTTTGGTTGGGAATTGAACCCTAACAACACCACCATTTACACCTTTATCCATCTCAGGGATAACATAATACATGTAATCGGCAGCGGCCATCATTTTAGCATATCTATTTGGTAATTTAGGGTTAATTTCAGTTAACTCATCATCAACCATATGAAACATATGATTACATTTTTTTGCCGCACCTTGTGTCATAGCATTGGTAAATCTTCGTTTATAAACTTCTTCGTTAGCGTTCACAATATCATCATGGGAACCAAATTCCATTTTATCAACAGGCATTGGTTTAGGGTTCTTAACAGTACCTTCAAGATTAATATCATCGGTTAATTCAGCTATTATCTCAACAGCATCCTCACTCATATCATATTCATCACGAATCATCTTAATTGCTAATTTTTCTAGTTCCTTTTTGTGTTTTGATTCAATACTCATAGTATCCGCAACCATTGGCATCATATTTTGAACCAAATCAGTATTATCAATCGTATCAACGTCAAACGCTCTTTTATACCTATTAACAACTTCATTAAAACGCTCACCCATTACTTTTTCCTCAAAAGTATATTCATCACCCTCAGGTAATGCTGGATGTTTACCCAATGAATGCTTTTGTAACCTTAAATCTTCTTCAAGTTTAGGATTCATCCTCTCTACCATACCTTCAGGGTATAATATACCTTCATTTATCCTCTTCTTTAAACTTACAGTTTGACTCTTAGCAAGAGCTAAGGCAACTATTTTTTTATAATCACTCATTATGTTAAATCTTTTACTTTAATTGTTTTTATTACGTGTCTAGTTTCTTGGATATTACCTTGTTGACCATTAGCTGGTTTAGCGTTCAAGTCTTTAAGTGTTGCAACAACTTTAACTAAGTCATTTCTTTTAACACCAACCATTTCAGCAAAAGCGGCGATAACCTCCCTTTGAGCAACTGGTGTTTTTATCGTTTCTATTATTCCAGCTGGTATTTTCTTTTTAATCATATCCATTAATTGCTCAGCTTTGAGAGCCATTTGCTCGTCATTTTCCTGACCATTAATTTGTTGGTCCTCTGACATAGCCTGTGGTTGTTGTCTTTTACTTGAACCAAATAAAGCTTCATCAACGTATTTCTTAAAATCTCTGACACCCATGTACTGTTCATCTTCACCCATTTGTGCTTTAGCCAATTCTGAGATGTCTTTAAATTTTCTTGCCTTACCAGTTTTTCTGTTTACAATAAAATGCTTATAACCAACAAAATTAGGATTACTTTGTGTCTTTTCAGTTGTATCACTTGCTGGATTTAAAACATCCGCTTGTGGTGCTTCTGGTTCAACAACACCTTCTTCATTTGTAAATTGTTTATTATCCATAGACTTTTCAAACTCTGAAATATCGTGTATAATATTCTCACCAGATTCATCCATTTCATCTAATGAATAAACACCCATAACCTTCTCATTTTCTTGCGTTAAGGCCCTTACAATTTGATATTTTTTACCATTTAAAGTGAATGGTTGTGACACCTCATCGTTTTCGTCTAATACATCAGATAAATAAGATAATTTTTTTGGCTTCATTGCTGTATCTTCACCGACTATATTAATGTTTACATCATCACCTTTTAATTGAGGTATAACCTTAGTTAATTTGTCTTGTTTGACATTTACTGTAGGTTTTTTAACATCCCCAGTGTTTGATGTTGAACCTTGAACAGAAGATGTTGGATAACTTTGTATTCCAGTATCTAATGCACCTTCTTTAATTTTGTTTTTGTTTTTCATTTTTCTTTGTATTACTTTCCAATATTAGGTCTTTTTCATAAAGCTTCGCTTCAACATCTTCAATTGTTTCACCGAATTTAAAACATAAACGAAAGTCAGGATATGAATCATAAGCATTTATATTCTCCCATGCCAGCGCAATCACACCGTCAACCGCATCCCAAACAGCAAATGTATCACTGTTTTGTACTACATCTAATATTAATTCAGATTCTAATTTACCAACGTATTTTATATAAATATCATGTGGTGGTTCAGGTCGGCCAGATGCTGGAAAAGTATCCCATTCATCACCGTCAATATCTTTAATACTATCGGAAAAGATAAATTCATATATGTAGTTACCCTTATAATCCTTACCAACGTGGTTTACGTATATTAAAAACAAATTTTTCATTATTTAATAGCTTTTGGTGCTGGTTGAACACTAGGTGTTACATCAGGTAAAAAGGGTGCGTCCTTTCTACTTGGTTTTTTTATTGGTTGTTCTTTTGGCTTTGTTGGTGCCTCTTTTGGTTTTACCAAAGGTTGTGTCATCGGTTCAGTCATTTCAGTTAATTTTTGTTTGATTATATCTACAAATATACCACTATTTTTTGAATTAATCAAGTTATTTTTCGACTCCTTAACTGGAACACAATTTGGTACCTCTCTCCCATCCTTTTCTTTAGTCCCTAATTGTTTATAACCTTTCCAACATGGCTTCATTTCATCTAATATGTCATTAGAACCTTCTTGGAACATATTATTCTTTTTTGGTGTGTGTAAAAATAAATCCTCAGTTTCAAACATACCACCAGCTCCACCGCCACTAGTACCACCAATAGCTCCATCAGCACCACCGCTACTTGCTCCGTCACCAGTACTACCGCCAGTTGATGGACTTGTTATAGGTGCATCATTATTATTTGAATCATTATTATCATCAGGTTCGTCATCTTCCATGCCAGAACCCTTAACTTTTTTAATAATATCATTCTGGTCCTTCTCATCCATCTCACCAGTATGTGTAGCGGATAATAATGAATTAACGGCAAATTTCTCCAATTCAAAATCTGGTTGTCCTTGATTTTGATTGTAAGTTCTAAGGGATTGACCTAGTTTACCAGTAAGTTTTTCTATGTATTTTTTTGGGTCAGATTCTTCATCTGCATCAACGCCAGCATCAAATGGTTGTTTTTCCAATGGATTATCAACTGGCCCAGCCTCAGGTTCGACTGGTGGCTGAACAGGGGATTGTTCAGGTTCCGCACCTAAATTATCATCTTGTGGTAATTCAGGCTCAGCAGCTGGAGTTTGGGTAGCTTTATTACTACCCAACTTCAACTTATATTTTGTTTCATTTATTTTCTTTTCGGAATTTTTTTTTTACCTAACGAATCAATAACGTCATCCATAATGTTGATTGACCTAGCGATAGATAATTTGTTTTCATGAACAGGTAAAAGACTAATTGGTTTTGGTTTAGGTATAGAATCTTCTTCCATCATATCTTGAACTGCTTGATTAAATTCATCTAATTCATCTAATTCAAAAGTTTCTGGGTTACGTCCTTGCGCATTAGCTGTGGCATAGTATAAATCCTTTCCCTTTTCAGCACCATATTGGTCAGCAAAATTGTTCATTGCTGGTTTATCAAATTCTTCCATACCATGCATACCACTTGGCATTGAAGGACCACCGCATTCAGTACATAAACCTTCCATTACTGGTGCATGACAACATTCACTCATTTCATGACCTTCCATGTTACCTTCATTAGAAAAACCATTTCCTTGAGGTGAATAGAAGTTCGCAACATCTTCCTTTAATAATTTGTCATCTTCAAACACGTTAATGTTTTCGGACACACCATAAGCTTCTTTAAGACTATTAAATTTAAGATTCAAATGCTTAAGTGCTTTCGCATATGAGCTATAAGCTTCTTGCTTAATATTTTTTAAACCGCCAATATAGGAAAAATCTTCAGTAACTATATTCTTGGTTTTATTTGTAACCTTAATGTAGTATTCATGGTTTTCTCTAACAATACCGTAAACTTTACCATCTGGTCCCTTCTTAGTTAATTCAACTACAGAAGTTCTCTTATTCTCATTGATTGGCGTTATACCCATCAATTCTTTCATACGTTCGTTAATTTCCCTACCCTTAAGGCCAACTGGATTTATTTTGTTCATAGTTTTTATTTTAATATAAATATCTATATTATTACATTAATGTCGGATTATCCATCCTATTATCAATTTTTTCCCCTAATAAGGAACATTTAGTTCCACCACTGATACTACTAATCTTAATCTTAAGTGATGAACCGTTACCAATGATTATTGGACCTTGGCCGTTAATCATAACAACATCATTATCACCAGCATATATTTCAGTATATGTATGTGCTGTAAAATTAGCTTGCGCAACAGGAACAATGATTGAGTGTATATCGTTTAATAATGGCATAATGTTTTTATTATAAATATTAGTAAAAAATAAAAAAGCACCTAAAAAGGTGCTTTTATTTATTTCTTTATGTTTTGGTTCAATTATGCTAATACATATTTAACTCCACCGATTACTAACCAATTAATTTCGTTAATATTAACTTTTCTAAGGTTAGCACCTTTGCCATCATCAACTATGTCCATATCTACAACATCGTAGAAACCATTAGGTGATGCAAATTGCACTTTATAACCTCTTAGTAACCTTTCTTCCCCCTTTTCAACTGGGTTAATTGGATTTTCTTGAATCTTTTTAAACGCATCCTCAAGTGTAACTTTACCAGTTGATACTTCAGCTAACGCATCTTGAATTTGCTTTTCCTTAGCGGCATTAAATGCTTTTTTTGTAAGCTCCTTACCTTTCTTATTAAAGCAAACTGTAAATACTTCGGTAGTATGAATATCTGTCCAGATACTTCTAATACCCTTTAACTTAAGGTCTCCAGCTCTAACTTGTGAATCAGCTTCAAGGGTACCTTTTTTCTTTGCCTCATCAATTTGTTTTTGAGTCCATTCCTTATCTTCAACGCCAACCTCAACAATTTCTTCAAATTGGTCAGCAGTCTTAAGTAATTCAGTAACGTACTTTGCATCAAGTGTTATTAAATTACCAGATTCTAAATGTTTAAATTGATGACCTTGATTCTTTGGGCCAACATAAACATAGTGACTTTCTTCACTAAATACATCACCAGACTTAATGTCTGCAATGTTAAGCGGTTTTCTTTGTGTTTCCATTTTTTTACGTATATAATATTTATTATTTTTTTATTCGTTAACTGATTTTGTGTAGAAGTTTTCAGTAACAACTTCACCTAAGGATACAGATTTAGAGTAACTTTCTCTAGCTGTAACAGTTCGGCTAAATGACCTAGCAACGTCAGCTGACGTATTGTTGTGTACAAGAGTATTTGACGCTTTCATATTTAAAGTATTAATAGCGTAATTTACTTCTTCTTTTGTACCAATAAATGTAATTGTGAATCCTTTAGCTTCAAGTTCCTTAATAAAGGATGCTAAAACTGTTGAGTTTGCGTATTTACCCATAGATGAGTTTTCACCACCATCTGTAAAAATTGAAACCAAAACTTTATCTTCTTCGTTGAAGCTATCTTTACGCTTTTTAAACGTTCTTTCAAGTGTTTCACCAACAGCTTGATTCAATGGTGTCATACCACCAGTACCCATACCGTTATAATGGTCTGGAATTGTTGTTACAAAATCAAGTCTAGTCTTGATGTTAGTGTCTTCAAATTCAACAATTGTAAGTGTGTTGTTAGTATTAGTATCATTCTTAATACTATTACGCAATTCATTAAGCCCAATCATTGCATTGTTGTATTTTCCGCCGCTCATGCTACCTGATGCGTCTACAATGAATACGTTGTGAATTGTTGGTTTAGATTGACTATCACCAACAACAACATTAACAGTTGCTTCTGGGATTTTGGTCAAATTTTCGTTTCTGGTTACTCCTTCTACTCTCATTTTTTTCTGTAATTTTTATAATGCAAATATACGAAAAAATTTGGAAAAGTCAAGTTTTTTATTTAATTTTGTGGGTTTTTTCAAAATTAATTTAAAGTGAAGAGCGTAAAATTATTGTTGTTATCCAATAATATTGCGGTGCGATTCTCAACCCAATCACCGCTATTTAAATAATGACCACCAGACATATGAATATTAGCTGGTTGATGTATGTGACCACAAATTACGCCAAAACAATCATTCTGTTTAGCTAACTTAATAGCGGTAGTTTCAAAATCATTGATATAATTAGTGGCACCCTTTACTTTGGCCTTAATCTCTTGAGAAATTGATTGATATGGTAAACCTCTGAATGCTCGGTATTTATTATAGACCCTATTAATCCATAAAGCAAAGTCGTAACCTATTGACCCAAGTTTAGCTAACCATTTATACTTTGTAATAAAAACATCAATTATATCGCCATGAAAAATATAATAATGCTTTGGAGCATATCTATCATCTTTCCACTCATATAATTCTAATTTGTAATCTTCCCTAATTTCAATCTTACCTAATGTAATACCCTTAAATTCTTTTAAAAATTCGTCATGATTACCTCTTAAATAAATTATCTTAGTCTTGAGGGATAACTTCATTAACTTAGCTATAACCTTAGTGTGTGGTTTTCGCCATTTTGAACCACGATTTAGTGCCCAACCATCAATTATGTCACCGTTAAGTATTAATAAATCGGTTGGGTGCGTGTCTAGGAAATCAATAAATTCCTTTGCTTTTGAATCTTTAGTACCCAAGTGTAAGTCAGATACAATAATTGCTTTATATTTCATTGCCAATAACCGTAATCATTTTTAAACCAATTATCATTATATCTATTTACCCAAGAATACCATGCTAATTTTACCATATACCATGGACCTTTCATAATAAATCTTCTGGCTGAAGTATATGCATAAACATTAACTATTTTAAATTTTTTAGGTGAAACCTTAGAACTTAAATGATAATCTTCTGAAATTTTATCGTTATTATTAAAACCACCTAGCCTATTAAACGCTTCAGTTTTGAATAACATAAATCCACCTACAGCAAATGGTTTAGTAACAGAAGAAATCCACTGAATAATATCAAATATTCGATACATTCTATCATAATATTTCTCAATTGTGTGAAATTTACATGTAACTAAATCTAAATCATCTTTAATGATTGTGTCTAAACACTTTTTTATTGTGTTATAATCACGTAAGAATATGTCAGCATCCATAAATAAAACATATGGTGTATTAACATACTTAGCCCCATTATTTCTAGCGACAGAAGGTAAACCGCCGCCAACAATTCTAATAGATTGTGTTGAGCTATTTTTATAATTAATAAGCTCGCTAATAGTAAAATCTGTTGAGGAATCGGCAATAATTATGTCAACGTCAATATCTTGTTTTTCAATTAATTTAAGTGTCTTAATTAATCTATTACCCTCATTTTTACATGGTATAACAATAGTTAGTAATTTCTCCATGTTGATTTATTTTATTTGTTGTTATTGTGTTTTTCTATATCAAGTATCTCTTTAACTTCTTCGTTTATTTCAGCCTCTTGATTTTTAATCATTTTAACTAATCCATCAATCTCGTTTGTTAATCTATAAATTTCATCAGTTAACTTATAAATTTCTTCCATCAACTTATCGGATTTATTCGAAGATTTCCTAGCGGTATAACCAAGAACAGGTAACGCAATGCCTTGAAAAACTACTGAACATAGATAACTAGCCCATGCAACTATGCTTGTTGGGGCTGAATAAAATAATGGGATAATTACCAACAATGTTACAATATAAAATGTGGTCATCATTGATAAAATTATTGATAATTTTTCAGCGATATAATCGTTAAACTTGTTAATAAGGTTCTGGTACATGTTCTTTACTATTTACTTTTTATAAATATCAAAGAACCCAGTTAGAAGGATAATTATTTTAAACGGAAAATGATTCACCACAACCACATGTTCTACTCGCATTTGGATTGTTAAAGTGAAATCCTTTACCGTTTAACCCATCAGTAAATTCTAATTCGGTACCATACAAATAAAGAAGACTTTTCTTTTCAATCAATATCTTTATATCCTTATCTTCAAATACTTCATCATTTTCTTTTACTTCAGTATCAAACTCCAACTCGTAACTTAACCCCGAACACCCACCACCCTTTACACCAATTCTTAAAAATGGTTTCTCAAAATTAGATTCTGAAATTAATTCTTTAACTTTATTTGCCGCTTTTTCTGAAACTGTAATCATAATTAATTAGATAATGGAAAATCAATCTTAGGGTGTGACCGATAATTAATAATCTTAAAATCACTAGGTTCTAAATGATTGAATAAACTCACATCAAAACCTTTCCAAAACGCATCAGTTTTACCTATTTCCAACTTAGGTAGTGTAAATGGTTCACGGGTCTTCGCTGGTGTTGAAGACAATACCTCATCCTCAATTCTGTCATGATTTAAACCTAAAGGACCAACTTTTTCGCTAAGAATATTAAACCTTTCTTGATATGTATAATCACGGCCAATTTGTTCTTTAACGCCATCAAGTTGATTAAGATAAATATGCGTATCACCAAGAGAACCAATTAATTCATCTGGAACCATGTTAGCTATCTTAGCTAAGATTTCTAATAGGAGGCCATATGATGCAATATTAAATGGGAGACCAAGTGGTGTATCTACAGAACGTTGATTCCATTGTAATGATAACGCTCTAGTTGGAATATTATGTTTACATAACATGCTATTAACTAATCCAGCTAAATGCTCATCCGCAGGATTTTCACAAAATGCAATTATTAATTTATCATCCTCTTTAGATTTAATTAAATTAATTCTCTCATCAATGTTCAAATCCCTAGTATAACATTGAAAACCATAGTGGCATGGTGGTAAGACCAT